CGACGTTACTGGTACTACTGCTGCAGCGTCAGTGACGATCACGCCGCCAGGCGGTGCAACGTTCTTTGCGAACCTCGGTGTACGCTCGGATGCGAACGGTACTCCTATGATTCGCGTTGCATCGGCTCCGGCTGCTGGTCAGTACACGGTAACGGGCGCTGGCGTGTACACCTTCAATGCGTCCGATGTTGGCCGCCAGATCTTTATCGATTATCAGTACCTTCAAACGACGTCGGGCCAGCTGCTGACGGTACAGAATTTACCGATGGGACAGAACCCATCGTTCCGTGTCGACTTCGGCATGGTTCGCAATAGCAAGGTTCTGACGCTGACCTTCCCGCAGGTGACCAGTAACAAGTTGTCGATGTCTTCGAAGCAGGAAGACTTCATGGTGCCAGAGCTGGATATGAGCGCCCTGGCCGATGGTAACGGCAATATCTGGAAGTGGAGCAGCACCGAATGACGACGATACCAGGCAAAGAAATTGCGCTCGGCGGCCAAAAATACATCCTGCCACCACTCAATGCGGCAGCGGTCAAGCAATATCGCGAGCAGATCAGTTCGGTGTTTGTCGGGCAGTTGCCCGATATCGAGCTTGTCAGCACGTTGGCCCATGCAGCGCTGAAGCGCAACTACCCCGAGATCACGGTTGAGCAGGTCGATAATCTGGTCGATTACGGCAACATGCTGGACGTCTGGGAAAACCTGATGAACCTTTCCGGCCTGGCTATTTCAGCGGGAAAGATGGTTCGGCGGGTGCAGCAGGAGCTGGAGGCGGCGGGGATGACCTCGACGACCTGATCGCGCATATCGTCGCGAGTACAGGTTGTACGCCGGCGCAGGCATGGACGGATTGGGATATTCCATCCGTGCTTGCGCAAAACCGTTACTGGAGACGTTCGCCTCCAGTGCACCTGCTGCTTGCAGGCTATGTGGGGTACCAGCCGCCAGACCCTACGGATGAATCGGACGGTCCAATGACCGCTGATGATGCGCTAATGATGTTCCCGATGCCCGCGTGATGCGGGCATTTTTTTTGTGAGTTAGCTATGTCCGATGACAACAAAGTAGCCCAGTATCAGATCAGTGCCGAGCCTTCCGGCTTTGTCGCCGGCATGGAGCAGGCGCAGGCCAAAGCCAAGGAGGCCAGCAAGTCCATTGAGTCGAGCATGAGTTCCATTAGCTCCTCGATGTCGCAGATCACCGGCGTGGTGAAGTCGGTAACAGGAATTCTCGGCACGCTCACCGCTGTAATGGCCGGTGGCGCTGCATTCAAGGAAGCGATCGGCGCCTCCACGGCATGGACGGGTGAGGCTAAGAAGCTCAGCATGCAGTTGGGTATCACCACCGAGCGAGCCAGCGTCCTGATGGTCGCCATGCGCCATATGGGCATGGATAGTGAAACGATCTCGCTGGCCGCCGGAAAGATGGCCAAGCAGCTGTTCACGAATTCGCAGGCGTTCGAAAAGCTGGGTGTTTCGATTAAAGACAGCAATGGTCAATATCGCCCAACGCTGGACATCATGGGCGAAGTGAATGCCAAACTGAAGGAGATCAAAAATCCGATCGAGCAGAACATCGCGGGCACTCAGGTCTATGGCAAATCTTGGAACGAAGTGCGTGGTGTGCTCAAGGTTACGGCTGATGAGATAAAGGCTGCAGAGCAGAAGACCAAGGATCTCGGGTTAGTGGTTGGCGATGAGGCTGTCAGCCAGAGTAAAAAATATAAAGAATCGCTGAACGACATGAAGCTGATCATGTCGTCGCTGGAAATTCAGCTGGGTAATGTGATGCTGCCGGCATTTGTGAAGCTGGGCAGTTGGCTCGGTGGTGTTGGCCCAGTTGTTGGCAAGGGCATGGCGTTGACCATGCAGTCTCTGGGCAATGTCATGGAGACGGTAGGTGAATCGGTCGACGCGCTGTGGCAGGTCGTGAAGGCGGGCTTTCTGGCCATTGGCGACCTGATCAGCATGATTATGGGGAAGAAGGCAAAGTCCGATATGGAGTCCTTTGCCGCTGTCCTAAAGGCTGTGGAGATATCGTTCTTAGCAGGTAAGGTCGGCATCACTGTAGCGCTGGAGGTAATCAAGGGCTACGTAGAGGCGTTGACGATACAGGTGGTCCGTATGGCAGCCACCATCGAGCGAGCATTACACGCCGATTTCTCGGGCGCGAAGCGTGCCTGGCAGACTGGGACGGAGGCTATTGAAGACACGGCGCGCAAGCATGCAAAAAACATCGCCGATATTGTCTCTGCTGGCCGACTGAAGCTGGACGAGATTATCAAGCGCCCTATGTCGGCCGGGCCTGAAATCAAGGATAAGACCATCACTGGCGGCCCTACCTATGACTTTGATAAGCCGGATTCAGGTGCCAAGGAAAAGAGCCGGATGCATGAATGGGAGGCTCGTCTCGGCGCCGATAAGGAGGGGTTTGCGAAAGCGCAGGAGATAGCTGGAACTGCCCATGAGTATAGCCACCAGATGGAGCGTGACTACTGGAAGCGTATCTTGAATACGGTCACGATGTCCAAAGAAGAGCGCGCCCAGGTAGAGAAGAAATATTACGCTGAAACAGCGCTGCTGCGGAAAGATGCATTTGAGGCCAATATCGCTGGCGAGAAAGCCGCAATGGAGGCCTTCAAAAATAATCATACTGAGCGCGAGGCTATAGCACAGCGCATCTATCAGTCGAACGTGCAGCGGTATGGCGCGGACAGCAAAGAGGCGCGGGCTGCCATGGCCGAAGTGTTGAAAGAGCAGCGGGCCTATGCCGAGCAGACGCTGGCGACAAACAAAGTCATCGCAGAATCGCGTCGCAATGCGGAGCTTGCCGGGATTGACGCGGCAGAGCAAGCGGCCCAGCTAGATCTGGAACTGCACCGGATCACCGATGTTCAGATGCTGGAGCTAGACCAGCAGTTCGAGACGAAGCGCTATCAGATCAAGATGCAGGCGCTGCAGCAGCAACAGGCAGCAATGCGGGGCAAGGATGAAGATCCAGTCGCTCTGGCTCAGATTCAGGGGCAGATCGAAGCCCTCGAACAGCAGCATCAGACCCGGCTACAGGCCATCCGGAATAAGTCTACTCTGTCGAGCCAGTCGGCGTTCCTGTCCATGTATGGCTCTATCGAGTCCGGAATGAGCAGGGTGATTGCTGGAACCCTGCAGGGCACGATGAGTATTGCAACCGCGATGCGCTCGATGCTGGGCGCAGTAACCAATGCACTGATCGATATGATTGCGCAGCAAGGGGCGAAGTGGTTGCTCAATCAGGCAATGATGCTGGCCTCGTCTAAGGTTGGTGCGATCAGCCAGGTTACCGAAAATGCGGGCGTTGCCGGCGCCGCTGCTACTGCGTCTGCTGCTGCGATCCCTATGATTGGCTGGACGCTGGCGCCGGAGGCCGGTGCAGCAGCTGCAGCAGCTGCCATGGCATATATGCCGATGGCATCGGCACGCGGTGGCTACGATATTCCGGCCGGGATCAATCCGATAGTGCAGACGCATGCACGGGAAATGATTCTGCCAGAGGCTCAGGCGAATGCAGTTCGGGATATGGCTGCCGGCGGTGGAGGTAAGGGCGGCACCACCAACATCACGATCCACGCTGTCGATGCCGCAGGAGTGGCCAAACTCTTCAAGGAAAACGGTAATGCACTGGTGGCGGCCCTGAAGAATCAGCATAGAAAGTTCGCAACATGAGCAATGAGCTTTTCCCAACACTCCCCGGCTTGAGCTGGGGAGTGATCAAGGCGCCAATGTGGTCGACCACAATTCAGCGCTCACCTAGCGGCAAGGAAGTTCGAACGTCGTTCTATGATCGGCCAATTTGGAACATTCAACTGACCTACGAGTTCCTGCGCGGTGGCAACGGGCGGGCAGAGTTCCAGACCCTGCTGGCATTCTTCAATCAGCGCAGGGGCGCTTTCGACGACTTCCTGTTCAACGATCCGGCCGATAACACCGCTCTGAATCAGCAGTTTGGTGTTGGTGATGGCAATAATCGCTTCTTCGTCTTGTTGCACAGCATTGCCGGATGGGTCGAGCCAATCGGCTATAGCAGCAATGCTGTGGTCATGGTTAATGGTGTGGCTACGTCGGCGTTCTTGACTGATGGCGTTAACGTGACGTTCACGAATCCCCCGCCGGCGGGCGCTGTGATTACCTGGTCGGGAAATTTCCAGTATCGCGTGCGTTTCGCCAAAGACTCGCAAGAGTTTGAGGAATTCATGCAGGACTACTGGACGGCGAAGAAGGTTGAATTGTTGGGGGTGATATGAAGAATATGTCGTCAGCGCTGCTGAATTTCCTGAATACGGCGTCGCGCTTCGTGATGGTGGATCTGTTCACCTTCTCGCTGAAGAATGGCGTAACGCTGCGCTTCTGTACCGCCTCCTCGCCTGTGACGTTTAATGGCCAGACCTGGCTTCCGGCGCCTGCAGGCTTGAGCCGGTCGAAGATTCGTTGGGTGACTGGGATTGAGGTCGATACGCTCGATGTAGTATTTCCCGCTGATCCCAGCGTGATGATCAACACCGTGTCGATGCTCCAGGCTGCTGTACTGGGCCTGTATGACGATGCCAAGGTTACGCTGCAGCGCTTGTACCTGGCTGACTGGGGCAGCCCTGTCGATGCTGTGCTGATGTTTGTAGGCCACGTATCGACTACGCAGGTGCAGCGCACGGTGGTGCATTTTGCGGTGAAGTCCGATCTGGATCGCTTGAATGTCCAGATGCCTCGCAACCTGTATCAGTCGTCATGTGCTAACACCTTGTATGACGCGGGTTGTGCGGTGAACGTCAATACGTACTCGGTGGTCGGCAATGTCACGGCCGTCGAAAGTAGCGCGATCTTCAGCTGCTCTGGCTCCTTTGCTGACGGATACTTCCAGATGGGGGCGATCAAGTTCACCAGTGGGGCAAACAACGGTCTCACTCGCACGGTCAAGTCATACCTCGGAAATCGCGCTTATCTGACGAATCCGCTGCCGTTTGATGTGGCGGTAGGCGATACGTACGTGCTGACTCCCGGATGTGACAAGCTGCGAAATGGTGATTGCACCAACAAGTACAACAACGCGAAGAATTTCCGTGGCTTTGAATATATCCCGGTGCCGGAGACTGCGGCATGACATCGCGGTCAGAAGTTGTTGGACTGGCACGCGAGTGGCTGGGGACGCCGTACCACCATCAGGGCCGGATCAAGGGCGCTGGTGTGGACTGCGCCACGCTTCTGTGCGAAGTCTACGAGGCGGCCGGCATGGTGCCGCACGTCGACCCAACCCCGTACCCGCAGGACTGGCACATGCATCGCGATAGCGAGCGCTATCTGGGATGGATTAGGCAGTATGGCCGCGAGGTGCCGGTGCCTGAAGTTGGCGACGTCATCATCTGGCGGTTCGGCCGCTGCTTCTCGCACGGTGCAATCTATATCGGCGATGGCATGATCATTCACTCCTATATCGGGCAGGGCGTCCGATATGAGCGCGTCGACGCGGAAGTATTCCGTAGTCGACCAGTTAAATATTTCACCCTCTGGAAGTGATATGGGCGGATCTAAAACAATCAGTAACGTTACGCCGGCCGTAGGTGCGGTATCGATTCAGCAGTCCAGCTATGGGCTGGTGATTCCGATTGTGTGGGGGCGGACTCGCATTACCGGCAACCTGATCTGGTACGGTGATTTCAAGGCGAATCCGCATACTGAGACGACTCAGTCCGGCGGTAAGGGCGGTGCCGGTGGCATTCGCCAGAGCACTACCACCTACACGTACAGCGCCGCCGTCATGATGGCGCTGGCAGAAGGCCCGATTACGGGTATTCGTTCCGCCTGGCGCGGCAAGAGCTATTACTCCGGTATTCCTGTTTCCAACCGCATTCAGAAGGCGGTCGAGCAGAAGCCCTATGCGGCCTCAATGACGGTCGATCATACGGCGTCGTGGTCCGATGTGTCGGTAGAGGTCTTTGCGCCCGGCATCTTCGGCAACGATGTATGGGTCTCGCTGCTTCGTGGCGTTGACTATGATGCGTCGGGCGGTACCTATACGATTGGTCCTGTGACCCACGGCGGCACTGTCATGGCCGGCCGGACGGTGCAGATCACATACACCTATTCTGCTGCTGATCCGAGTGAGAGCGCGCTCGGTGCGCTAGGCCTAGATCTGACGATGGGCACGCCTGGGCAAGCGCCATGGTCGTTCCTGGCAACGAATCACGCTGACCAGGCTGTTGGATATTCCAGCGTGGCGTATGTGATGGGTGCTGATTACGCGCTCACGGGTAACGCGGAAGTTGACAACCATGCGTTCGAGGTCGACGCGCCGCTGCAATTTAGCGATGTGGGTGACGCGGTGCCGGCCAACGTGGTCAAGGATTTTCTGAGCAATCCACAGTACGGTGCGCCGTTCGGGGCGGATAAGCTCGGGCCGATGACCGACTACGCAAATGCTTGTATAGCTCAGGGTATTTTCGTCAGTCCTGCATTGACCCAGCAGGCTGCGGCAATCGATATCCTGTCGCAGATGGCACAGATCACCAATTGTGGGCTGGTGTGGTCGGAAGGCATGCTGAAGTTCGTGCCATATACCGACATGCCTATCGCTGCGCACTGGCCTTATTACATCGGCTATACGCCGAACACTGCACCGGTCTATGACCTGACCTATGATGACTTTGTTTGTGATCCGGGCGACGACCCGGTGAAGGTCGACCGATCGGGGCAGTCGGACACGTTTAACACGGTGAAGGTTGAATACCTTGATCGTGCAGATTTCTACAATATCGCAATCCAGGAGGCGAAGGATCAGGCAGATATTCAGGAGTCCGGTCTGCGGGTGATGCCGACGATCTCGGCCCACTGGATCTGCGACGTACGGGTGGCAAAGATCGTGGCGCAGCTGATCCTGCAGCGCTCGATGTACATCCGTAACACCTATAGCTTCACCGTCGGCTGGAGCAAGATCGCGCTAGAGCCGATGGATCTGGTAACTATTACCGACCCGGCACTAGGGC